GGCGGAGTACGACAGCCTAAACGAGAAGGCCAAGAAGGCGCACCTCGACAAGATGGCCTCGATCGACGCCTATGCTCATGGCTCGACCATGCAGAAAACAGACAAATTCCTCGGCGATATGGCGACCGCGCTCGGCACCGGCAACAACAAGATGCTAGAGATCAGCAAGAAGTTTGGAGCAGCGCAGGCGCTAATCTCAGCTTGGCAAGGTGCAGCCGAGGCGCTCAAGAAGCCGTGGCCGCTGAACCTCACCGCCTTCGCACAGGTGCTCGGGCAGGGTATGGCTGCGGTGGCAGCGATCAAGGGCGTGAACGCAGGCGGGACGACCTCGGGCACAGCAGACGGCGGCGGAGACGTAGCGGCTGCCGAGCCTGCGTCGATCGCACAACAGCGATCACTGACGCTGATCGGCGACCGCTTCAACAGACAGCAGGCGGTTTCGATCGCCGAGTTCATGAACGAGGGCACGGACGACGGCCTCGTGATAAGAGGGGCACGCTAATGACGATCGCATTCGAGGCGGGCTATGTTCTACCGGGCGGCGACCTGCCCCTCAATCACGCTCGCATCCTGCACGCGGGAAACCAGTTCAGGATCAAGACGGTCACCGCCTCGGCGGAGGTGGCGGACCATCCCGGCAGCGCAGCCAACATCGGCGACACGGTGGACCGGTGGCGTCCATACGCTAACGAAGCGACAAACCCGACGGACTTCTCAACAAGCTGGACAGATGCCGGAGGGACAGTCGGAGCGGACGGTCAGACCTTCACAGAAGACACGGCAAACACAACCCATAATATATTGCAGGCGTACACCTTCACGGCGGTTGAGCATGTAATGGCTTTCCGGGTGGAGCGGCAAACGATGCCAGAGGTGCGCTTAGTGGCAACGGACGGAACCACATTCTTCTCCTGTTTCTTTGATTTACGAGACGGAACAATCGGCACCGCTTCAAATTGCACCGGTAAGCTGTTTTACGAGGGTAAAGACATCTACTACCTCGCCATTTACTTTACGCCTGCGGCGGGGACGGGGAACATTCAGATCAGGGGGGCGAACGGGTCAGGGGTAGAGCCATATCTCGGCACAGGTCTCACCATAAAAGTGCTTGAGGCGATGGTTCATGTCAGTAACTCCGCGCTGCGTTACGATACGTTCACAGCGGAGCCCGGGGACGTGTTCTGTATTGCAGCGCACAACTTAGGTTCTAGGCAGGCAAACCTAGTTTTTCAGCACGATAGCAACAACGACGACACATGGACGAACCTGTCTGCTACGATCACCCCGACAGACGACAGCCCGATCATGTTTATTCATGAAGGCGTTACGTCTTCGCGGTGGAGGATACTTGTCGCCAAGGCCGGTCTCCCAGAGATAGGTGTGATGCGGATCGGCGCGGCCTTGCAGATGGAGCGGCCTTTCTATGGCGGTTTCGGGCCTACGCGCATGGCACGGCAAACCGAGGTCACCGGGAACATCAGCGGCTCGGGGGAGCTGTTAGGTCGATCCCGTCGGCGCACGATCCTGAAGTCGTCCTATTCGTGGGCAAACCTGTCTTACGATTGGGTGCGGACAAACCTCGACACACCGACCGGGCTTATTCAATCGGCGGAGATCGACCCGCTCTTCGTCGCGTGGCGGTCGAGCGTGACGCAAGACGTCGACTATGTCATGCGGGCCTCGGCGCAGCCTCCGACAAACACCGGACAGCGCGACCTGATGACCTTTAGCATGTCCGGGGAGGTTCACTCGTATGAGTAATATGGACCGCGAGCCGGTCGAGCTGATCGAGCTGATCCTTCCCCGGTGCATTAACACCTACGGCTCTGGGCTCTGCACGGCTTCAGGTTCTGGAGACGGCAAGTGCTACAACACAAGGGCAACCTGCCAAGACGTCACGAACTACCGGGACACGCCAGACCGGCACCTCACGCCCGATCTTGTCCTCGGGGATGGAGACGCTCCAACACCGACAAGGACGGCTGATCTCTTTGCAGGGTTCGAGGTTCGGTTCGGCACGACAGCGACCGGGACGATCTGGCAACAGGGCGGCACCACAGACAGCGCATGGCTCGGCATCACAAGCGGCAATCTGGTATTCAGAGCGGGCGACGACACGATCTCCAGCGGTGCCGCGCTTGGGCGGGTCGCGGTAGACGCTACGCAGTTCGAGGGGCAGTCGATCTATCTCTACGTCGAGATCGACTTCGCCGCGTCAAGCACAACAGAGATCAATCTGTGGGCCTTCGATCCGGTGGAGCTGACGAACACCCTCCTCGGGACCGACACCTTCACGGCATCAACCGAATGGGCCGACAGTGTTGCCGGGGTCATCGGGTCGACAGCAGGGGCACCGACCGGAGAAGACGGCGGGACATGGAATGGCGGGATCACGATAGCCCGGTTCTACGACAGCACGGCAGCGCCGACGGTGATGCTCGACGAGTACAATCAAAGCCTTTGGATCGGTCGCGGTGACAAGGGCGAGCCGATAGACGAGCAATACATTCTCCCTTGCTTGTCCGACATTGGCTCGGTCGGGACACGGATCAACCTTGCCGGATCAGACGACAACTACGAACCGCTCGGTCGGAGATCGTGGCTTAGTTTTCAGTGCGCAGACTTTGCGCACTCCGACATCACGCAAGACCCCTATCTCACAGACCGGGAGAGCGACCCGCGCACGAAGTCGACGTTCTGGCGAAAGTGGCTGCAACGGCAAAAGTTCGGCAAGGTCGGCGCACTCGTTCGGGTGTATGACGGATACGCCGACCAGATGATCGCCGACTACTCGACCCGCACCTACATTCTCGACAAGGTCAACTTCAACGCCGACGGCGCGTCGTTCTCCTGCCGGGACGTGTTGACGCGCACCGAGTTCCTCAAGGCGCAAGTTCCTGTCCCGAGCTCCGGCATCCTTCTCCTTGATCTGACGGACGTCGCAACGGCTTTTTCTCTGGTCGGAGACGTAACCGAGGACTATCCGGCAAGCGGCACCGTGAGGATCAACGACGAGATCATCACCTACTCGGCTCGGGCTGTCTCAGGGAACGACACAGACTTCACAGTCGCAGCCGGGGGAAGAGGCACAGACGGATCGACAGCCGACGAGCACGAGAGCGGCGACCTTGTGCAGCTCTGCCGACGCTACACAGACGCCACAGTCTCCGAGGTCTTGACCGAGTTCCTGTGCGATGACGCGAAGATCGAAGGGCAGCTCGTGAACCTTGCCGGGATCGAGAGCGAGGACGCGGCCTATCTCAACGCCTACCAGTTAACGACGCTCCTCACGGAGCCTTTTGCGGTCAGTGATCTGATCGGACGCATGTCGCAGGAGTGCGGTTTCTACATTTGGTGGGACGAGCGAACGCAGAGAATTGAGCTGCAAGCGATCAGGGCTGTCGGGTTCAACGAGCTGGACACGCTATGGACGCACGAAGACAATATCGTCGCGGATAGCTTCAAGGTTATGGAACGGCCAAAGCAGCGGCTGAACATCATCAACTTCTACTACAACCCGATTGATTGGTCGGGCGAGCTACAGAAGGCGACGAACTTCACCAACGGCTTGAAGGTGGTCAACGGAACGACCAGCTTGCCGGAGCAGTACGGCAACCTCTTACAGACGAGAGACATCTTTTCGATCTTCCTCACGACCGAAGCAGAGGCGAACCAAACGTCGTCAAGGCTGGCGATCAGATACGCAGACGTGCCTCAAGAGTGCGAGGTCTATGTCGACGCCAAAGACAGAGCGACGTGGGTCGGCGACATCGTGCAAATATCAACGCCCATGATCGTCAACAGCAACGGCGACCGGGTCGTGAGGCGGTGGCTGGTGATCGAGGCCGAGGAAGTAGACCCCGGCCACTTGGCTCGCTATGTTTGCACCGACATCACGCTCGACGGCTCGATCTACCTAATCACAGAGAACGGCATCGGGAACTACACGGCAGCGCTACTCGCAGAGGGCAACGCCTTTATCACAGATGCGTTTGGGCTTAACTCAGACGGAACAGCGGGGGCGACGATAGCATAAAATGGCCGTAGCATGGACAGACATCACGAACGGGCAGGTCGCAGCGGGCGCACCTGTAACAACGGCGCTTATGACCGCCTTGAGGGACAACCCCGAAGGGATAGCACAGCGAGCCTCTGGCGCTCCTAAAATCTTTGGCGTCCCCTACGACGTTCAAGAGTTCACGGCGTCCGGTACATGGACGAAACCGAGCAACGCCGAGACAGGCGACCGGGCGATCGTTTACGCCGTCGGCGGCGGCGGGGGTGGCGGCAGTGGCAACACCAACAAATCAGGGGCCGGAGGCGGTGGCGGTATGCGCTACGAGTTCGACGACATAGACGACCTCGCGTCAACCGAGACAATCACCATTGGATCAGGTGGTAGTGCAAACAATGATGGGGGCGATACCACTTTTAGCGGTACAGCCTCGACGCGGGTACGTGGCTTCGGCGGGAACAGGGGAACGGCAGCCAGCGCTGCGGTCGCTATAGCCGGGGGGAGTGGCGGGGCAGTAGGTGCCCCTTTATTGATAAGTACCTCCAACCCAACGTCTAGGGAACTACAGGACAGCGGCGGCTTGAATGGTGGGTACGGGGGAGGAGTTAGTAACACTCAAGTTGGGCAACCCGGCACAGAATCTGTCTACGGCGGCGGAGGGGGAGGCGCAGAAGGGATCGCAGGCTCCCGGTGGCCCGGTGGCCCATCAGGCTTTGCTGGAGCCGGTGGCGACGGTGAAGGCACAGCTACAGGCTACTTTCCCGGCGGAGGTGGCGGCGGAAATGGCGGCACCGGCGGAGCTGGCAGGGTCACAGTTTACTGCTACCGGAGGGATACCTAATGGCTATTGAGACACCACGCTTCGAGAGGGGCGTCCTTGTCGACTTCGAGGGCTACTTCATTGCGGCCTATCAATGGCTGGAGGGAACACCTGCCCCTGTGTTTAACAAGCCGCAGAAGGGCAGCCCCCTCACACCTGAGCAGATCGTCACCTTTCTGCGTACACCCGAGGCCCTAGCGGTGCCCTCGAACAAGGCCAGATGGAACGGCATCGGATGGGACTTGCCAGATATTCCGCTTTGGGTGGTCAATGATCGGGGGGCGATCACAAGCAAAAACAAGTATTGGCTCGACCGCCTTCCCCCATTGCCAGAGGGCCGGAGCTACGTTGATGTGGCTCCTCCGGTGGACATAGCACGGCGGCCAATATGGGACGGCAGCGCATGGGTTTTCCCGACACGGGTCGCGCTCGTCACCCCTGAAGGTGTGGTCGATAACGTAGTGCTTGAGAACCCTAGAGCAGACCAGCCAAACGTCGAGACGCCTCCCGGATGGGAGCGCTTCGACGATCTGCCAAACGGGAACCCCTTCCCAACACTGCCAGACGGCTCGGAGATCGGTCCGGGGGCTATTCGCGGACCCGGCGGAGATTGGGAGAGACCGGGACCGCCTGTCGATCCGGGCCCTCCTGAATGACGCGACCGCTAACAGATGAAGAGGTGGAGATGATCCGCCGAGTGCTTGAGCAAGAAGCGCGGCGGGCGTGGCTGGCGGGGTCTATTCGGGCATCGGCGTCTTGGGTTGTCATAACCTTGGGGGCGATCGCCATTGGCTACGAAAGCGTGGTCAAGGCGCTGCGTGCGCTGGTAGGTGGTCAATGATTGATTTTGTGCGCAAGTTCGACGACTTTGCCTTCCACCTAGCGGCGGCATTCGTGATCCTGATTGGGTCCACCTTCCTGTATTCGCTCGTTGAAGGCTACGTTGATCCGGTCATGGCACCGCTGGAAATTAGTAACATTCGCCGAGGACCGTCCGAGTTTGACGTTACTTTCGACGGGAAGGCGGTGAAGCTGCGGGGAGATTGCGAGTGGATTGAAAGCCGTTGGTACATCGGGCAGCGTTGGGAGCGTAGCCAACGGACGAAGTGGAACTTTACAAGCAGGCCGCAAATCCGCAAGGGCGGTTTGCTTGTCTGGAAGGACCAGATCGCGGCAATGTCACCGCAAGAACTTGTGCAGAACTCGCACGTTTCGACGGTGCACGATTGCCCTTGGAGAATTTGGCATGTGGTCACGCCTTTTTATGACAGTGATCCAGATGCAGAGATGCCGCAGCTTGGGCCTCCTGTCGTCGACAGGCTGGAGCGAGAGCTTCGATCACTGCGAAAAGAAGTGGAGGCTCTAAAGTGAACGATTACACAAAATATCTTCCCTTGATGCTGATCGCGGCGGGTCTGGTTGCCTCTGGCACTACTGCGCAAGTGCAGATCGGGAACCACGGTGACACGCTTTTAGACTTGAGCGAGAGTATCGACGAGGCCGAAGAGGACGTCGAGCAAATTCAGCGGTTGCTGATCGAGCGTCAAGGGGCTCAACGTCTGGACATTCTGAGGATCGAAACAGAACAGCGGTCCCAAGGGGAGAGCCTCGACCAGATACTGCGTCTTCTACAGCAGCAAACCGGGAACTAGGGACATGGCTCACAGCAACTTCGGGCCGGTGCTCGAACAGATATACAAGCACGAGGGCGGCTTCGTTGACCATCCCAGAGACCCGGGAGGGGCGACGAACCTCGGGATAACCAAGCGCACGCTTGAGGCTTACCTCGGGCGCACGGTGTCGATCGACGAGGTGCGCAACCTCGACCGGGCTGTCGCCGACGAGATTTACAAGAAGAGCTACTGGGCAGCGGTGCAGGGCGATCAGCTTCCATATGGTTTTGACTTGGTCGCGATGGACGGCGGCGTGAACAGCGGGCCGAGCCGGGGCGCGAAGTGGCTACAAAGGGGCGTCGGGGTTCGAGCCGACGGCAAGATCGGAGGCCAGACGATCGAGGCTGCCCGAGCTGCCGACAGCACAGGCATCGAGCTCGCGTGTGGCGCTCGCATGGGCTTCCTTAGAGGTCTTCGGCACTGGGACGCCTTCGGGCGCGGGTGGAGCCGCAGGGTCGCCTCTGTGGAGGCGGTGGGGGTGCGCATGTGGCTCGGGGCATATAGCACCACAGCGAGCACGAAAGACGCTCTCAGGGACGCAGCCAACCGGGCACCGACACAAGCACAGGACGAGAGGCGCTCAGGCGCTACACAGGCAAGCACGACCGGGGTCGGTGGTGCGGGCGGGGTAACGGTGGCAGACATGCCACTCGCGGCGATCGTGGGCGTGCTCTCCGTCCTCACGATCGTCGCTGCCCTTTTATACATCCGGGCCGAACGTCGTGCCCGGTATCACGAGGACCGGCGAGAAGCCTACGCCTCACAACTGGAGGCCGTCACATGATGAAAGGCTATAGAACAGTCGCATTCAACTTGGTGAGCGCTATCGTCCCGCTGATCTCAATCACAGAATGGCGCGAGGTTATCCCAGACACCTATCTGCCGTGGTGGTTGCTGTTCATTGCGTTGGGTAACGTCTACCTTCGGACAATCACCACGACGCCGATCGGGCGCAAGTGTTAGCCTTTATCGCCAAGTTCCTTGGCGGCGGTGTAATCGACCGCGTCCTCGATACCGTCGACAAGCGGATCGAGACAGACCAGAACCGGGACAAGATCAAAGGCGACCTCCTGATCGCTCACACGGCGCACAGGGGCGATTGGATGCGCTCGGGTGGCTTCGTGTTGATGCTCCTCTTCTCGGTGCCTCTGGCGACATGGTTCGGGGCCGTGGTGATCTACTCAATCCTCTGGTGCGCAGATTGCGCCTACCCGCAAGGCTGGACGATCGCCGCGCTACCGGCTCCGCTCGATCAGTGGGCCGGTGGGATCATCGTCTCAATCTTCGGCGTTGTCGGGCTCGACCGCTTCAGCAGATAAAAAGAGACCCGGCACAAAGGCCGGGTCAAGGTGCGCTCCGAGACGACATATAAACTCGGCAGCGTAGGCAGTGAGAGTAGAGCTCGCAGTAGAGACTAGCGTCGGCTATTCGTCAAGCACGGCGGCACCGGCTTTGATCGCAGACAAACCGCACACCATTGTCACGAAGAGCGTCTGAGCTGCGAACGGTGTCAGATCGAGGACGGTGTGCTGTCCCGGTTCGATCTTCGTCAGCGTGTGCGCGAGCTCCTCCATCAGCTCAAATTCCTCTGAGTTCATCGTCACCGGGCCAGCCGTGAGATCACTCAGTCGCATTTTGCTCGACCATCTCCCGGGCCAGCTCCTTGAGCTCGGCCTTCTTGTCCTTCGGAACATACATACAGACGCGAGTGAGACCCTTCTCCTTTTGTCGGAGATCATAAGCTCGCTGTATCTCAACTTGTGGCTTGACCATCTGGTCGACCCTCCTTCTTTGCGTCGATCACCATGCACGCCGTTCTAGCATACCCGGCGACATCTATCCAACTGTCGACGTGATCGGGTGTCTCGATCAGTCGGCAGAGCTTGACGGCGATCATCTCCATCGCGTGCCGAATGGCAGGATCAGGGCAGTCGGACAGGATCGCCTTGATCGCCGCGACACGAGAGAAGTCGACGAACGGGTGACCGTAGATTGCGCCACGCTTTTGCGTGATGTCACCGGCGTCGTCGAAGGCTGCGGTCGCCGACCCCTTGTTAGGTGTTCTCACGAAGTTCGGCTTGTCTGTCATGACTTGATCTCCCTGAGTGCTTCAATGATGGCGATCCTCAGCGTCTTGAGGCTGCCGTCTCGCTTGTGTTCGAGCTCGACGAGCGCGTCGTGCAGGTCGTGCGGGCGGCTCAGAGCGACGTCAAGCCGCTCTGCCAGTAGCTCCGCGATCATCTGCTCAACTTCACGGCGGCGATCAGGACGCCGATCGGTCCCAATAGGAAGCCGAGCAAGGCAGCCATGCCTCTGTTTTCGTCGCTTGCCAAAGCCATAGCAAGACCTGCACAGATTAGCCAAATAATGATAAACAGTTCCATAGTGGTCTCTCCTTAGTTGATGAAGTTCTGAGCGATGATGACGCCCAGAGCGAGGCCGAGGGCGAAGTAGCTCGCGGCTAGGATTAAGGCGGTGGTTTTGGTCATGGTGGTCTCCCTTACTTCTTGGCGCACTCGGGGCCGATCCCCGAGCTGATGCTCTCTGGTGTCGTGAGCTTACGGCCACAACGGCAGCACTTGCCCTCGTGGTAGACAATGGCGTCGGCTGGCATATCGCCCCAATAGGCCGCGTCGAGGACGTAGGCGAACCCCTTGAACCGGACGTCGGTCGGCTTGCCCTTCTTGCCTGCGAGAAGCAGGCTCTGGCCTCGTTGGCTCGACCCGTAGGGCCGCTTGATGAACCCGAGATATTCGAAGTCGCTCGTGTTATCGGGGCCGGTCATGGCCGACAGAAAGAACATGGTCTCGCTGTCCTTGGCCTTCGCGACTTTGTAGGTGTAGCGCTTGCCGGTGCGACCAGAGACGAGCGTGATGGTAGCGTTCCCGGCGAATATGAAGTCGAGGAATTGGTCGCTCGTGACGAGCTGGCCTGCGTTCTGCACTGTTGCTTCGGTCATGTCAGTCTCTCCCGGTGGGTGTGGTGGGGCCGAAGCCCCTAGATCAGTCTGTTTCCCAGTCTGTGATGCGCTCATCTGCATAATCTTCAATCTCAGCAGCCTTGGCGCGATACTTGGCGAGGTATGCGTTGTGATGCTCACAGTATTGGGCGTTGGGGCCAGCTTCTGCGGTGTATTCGTCCAGATGCTGCAAAATGTCGTTGATCTCGTTGATGTACGAGGTGTTGCCCATTTTCGCCATGCGGGTCGCTTGTGGGTAGGTTGTCATGTCAGTCTCTCCGATTGGTTGGCGAGGGGTTCTTCCCCCTCACTCAGTAGATAAGCGCTTATCTTAGGGAGTTCAAGACCTACCCGTCACTTTTCTTTTGGTTCATCCGTCTGACCGCGTGGTAGTTCGTCCAGTATTGGCTGGCCTTGCGCCTCCTGTCCTCCGTCTGGTGCTTTGTCTCCCGGCTGCCGAGCGGCTCGGTGCCCCACGATCGGCGCTTGCTCTCTACCTTTCCGCTGAGAGGCTTCAGGAGCTCCTCTAACGGCACCTCGTCGTCGTCGTGCTTTGTCATACTTCCCGATCCTCAAGGTTGCCCCAATCGCGCCCTGCTCCACCCTCGACCAGTTTGTCGATCGGTGCGCCGGGGAATATGTCGAGATAGCCGTCGACCATGTCTTGCTTCATCAGCCGCAGAGCTCCGTCGGCGTCCTTCGTCCGAGCCTCGTCGATCAGGGCGTCGTGAATAGTCGCCGACATTCTCGTGCCAAGCTGTCGACCTGCCTGTGCCTCACGGTCGAGAGTGGTGTGGTGCCTGATGATCGCCCGGGCCATGATCGCCAGAGCTGCACGCTGCACCGGGTAGTTTGCACATTTAGGGAGCTCGACCTTCTTGCCCATGTAGATCGTCCCACCGTCTGCCATTGGCAGGAAGTTCCCCGAGCGCTCGGCGATCGCCTCCATTTGATGACGCAGGGCGAACGCCTTCGGGTAGCGGGTCGACCATCGCTCAATCATCTCCCGGGCCTCGTTGACCGGCGACCGCATGGTCGAGGCGAGCCCGGTCGGTCCCGAGCCGTAGATGATCCCGAACGATATGCCCTTCGCAGCCGATCGGAGCTCGTAATCCTCGGGGATCGTCTTGTCGATCTGACGACCGGCGCGAAGCGAGGCGACCTCCCCGTGCACGTCCCCGGTGATGCAGTCATGCAGAAGAGTATCGTCCTCGGTCAGCAGGGCGAGAACGCGAAGCTCGATCCCGGAATAGTCGAGGCTAACGAGGAGCTTGCCGGGTGGCGCTATGAAAGACTGTCGCACGCTGGTGAACTCACCGAGGAGCTCCCTGTCTCTGGGAAGCTGTTGAGCGTTGGGGCGGCTCGATGAGAACCGTCCGGTCACGGCGCGGGCGATATTATAGGAGGGCCTGATCCTGCCGTCGTCGCTGTTCTCTGCGAGGTCGATCAGCTTCTTTCCGAAGTTCCGCAAATACTGGTTGATCGTGATCCGCTCGGCGATCGTGATCCACAGGTCGCCGAACATTGGGGCGTCGTTCTCATAGGCAACGACGGACATGGACTTGAGGGCGTCGGTGGTAAACTGGAGCTTGCCGGTCTTCTCTGTCCTCGGCCACAGGGCAAGCCAATCAGCGGGCAGGATACGACCGAAGAAGTCGGACAGTTGGGCTCCGCTGTTCAGGTTCGCGACATTGTCCTCGGTTAACACTGCCCTGATCTGCTCCTCGTACACCGCGAGTTTGCTTTCCCAGATCGAGATAAGCTCGGCGTGGCGTTTCTTATCGAGTAGGAGGCCGGTGCGCTGCATCTCGACCACAGGAGGCACGAGGTCGTCGAACATGGCCTGAGCGTCCCGCACAGAGGCCGGTGCCTTGTCGAGCTCGGCTTGCCAGTAAAGCCATAGCTGCCACGTCACGAGGGCGTCGTCGGCGGCATACTTTAGTTGTTCCTCGGACAGCTCCGGCGCTGCCCAGTTCGAGAGCTGCTGATCTTTGGGGAGCTCGATCTTCATGTCGGTCTTGAGCATCCCGGCGAGCCCGAACTTATCGCCTCCCATTCGAGCGCGTCTGGCGTGAGCGACGTCGATCACCTTCACCTGCGGCTCGTCGCAGTATTCAAACCATTGATACTCAAACCCGGCGTTGAAGGCGACCCAAGTCGCCCCTTCAAACCACTGAGCATAGGCGGCGAAGGTCTTCCCGGGCAGAGCCCAGAAGTCGACGACCGCGAACACCTCGTCGTTGCAGACTTGAGCAAGGCGAACCTCGGACATCTCAGGTCGGAGGCCGGTCGTCTCAAAGTCGAGGGCGGCAAGCCCGGTGCCGATCTGATCGAGGAGGTCGCCGAGGTCGTCTTCGGTCGTGACCATCTGGTAAACTCGACCCATCATTTAGCCTCCAGAAAATCGCGTGGGAGTTTCGTTGCAATGTAATTCGTTTTGTCGGTCTCCCGTCTGCCGTAGGGTATCCCCAACACCTCGCGCAGCCTGTCGTTCTCGGCTTTCAGCTTGTCCAGCTCCTGCTTCAAGAGCGTGATCCGGTCGCTCATCTGTCCCGTGTCCTCAGTCATTTGGCGCATCCCAAAAGTTGCGTTCTGATACGCCAGACAGCCAGTCCCAGAAAACCGATAGTAATCCTAAGAGGAACGACAGAACCACAACGACAACAGACGCCGCAGCGGCAAAACCAATCACCGCCCAACCAAAATCAATGAAAGTCTCCATCACTCTGTCTCCCCTAGCGCTTTAGTGACGGCGGTGCAGGCTTCGCTAATGCGTCCAGCGTTTACGCCGTAGAGCGAGGCCAAGGTTTGCTGAGGAATATGCTCGCAGTGGTACGCCCATGCTACTCGCACTTTATCTTCGAAGGACAGCGAGCGCACGTTCGCGGGTCTCCGTGTTTTTATTTCCGGCATGTGGTTGCTCCCTGTTGCTGTGAGAAATGTCGGCGGTCGAGATTTCCCCCGACCGCCTCTTCATTTAGGCGCGGCGGACGCGCTTCTTCACTGGAGCTTCGTCGACGATCTCCTCCTCGTCAACCTCGTCAGAAGCAAGGCGATCGGCTGCCTCTTCCTCGGTGATCCACTCAACGATTGAGAGCTTCGGCTTAAAGTTCCACTCTCCTTGAGCGAGAAACTTCTCCTTACCAAAGGTGAAGACGGCGATCGGTGCTTCCTTCGGGCTGCGTCCGATCACTTCCTCGACCAGCTTCTTCACTGATCCGCGTCCCGACTTTGTCGAGGTCTCAAACGAGTATTGCTTCCCGTCTGATCCGATAAACTCGAACCCGGTCGACGCCCTCCATCCGTCTTGAGGACGGGTGACGTTGTGATCGTCGAGGTCAGTCTCCGAGACCGCAGTGTCTGGACGGAACGCGCTCCACTTCACACGGCCAACAACCGCGCTTTCTTTCCAGCACACCCAACCCTTTGAGATCGTTGGGGTCAGAAGGATGAAACCCTCCTCGGTGTCGAGGTCGTTGCGATCCTGCCCGAAGGTGAGGTCGCCGCTCTTGCCAGAAAAGTAGACGTAATCGACGCCACCCCCTCCGGTCTTGTCTCCGTCGTCAAACGAGGACGCCAGCGACTTGCGCATGTCGTCGTCGAGCTTCAGGCTTGGCAGGCTTGCCGCTACTGTGGTCAAATCGGTCGTCATGTCTTGTTACTCCTTTAGAGCTTACGAGGTTTAATGGTGAGCACCTCGGACGGTGCTCCCCGGTACGGTTCGAGATCGACGTCAGGGCACTCTGCCTTGACGACCTTCGCATAGGAGACGCTTCCGGCTCTCGTCGAGAGCGTCACTTGATTGCCGTCGACTTCGAGGTCGGCAACCTGTTCTCTTTTCAGGAGAGCCTTGATCTGCTCCCCTGCCTGATCTTGTGCGGCCTTGGCGGCCGCGATCTTTTCCTTGGCCTCGACGTATGCGGAGACCTGTGTCGTGATGTCACCGGCAGCGGCTCTCCCCTGCCCGGTGCTTGTCCCTGCCCCATCAACACCGCAGACGCCGTTAAAGTTGCAGCGTTGTTTACACTCCGCCTTGAACGGTGTCTCGACGCCCTCACGGGGCAGGGCGCTCGGGTCGGTGGCGTTCCGAAGGCGTCGGGAGCGAGCTTGCAGCTTGTCGACGGCAGCGTCTGCACGGCGAACCGGGAACTCTAGGATCGTGTCGAAGTCTGAGCAGTTGATGTAGATCAACTTGCCGAACTTGATCGGCGCACCGAGCATCTCGGGAAGGTCGGCCTTGGCCTCGTCGAGCATCGCCATGCCTATTTGAAGCTGCATGACGTGCTCGGGCTTCGGCAGCTTCGAGGTGTTGGTGCGAGGGTCGATCGACTTGAACTCGACACCGATCCAACCGTCGTCGTTATCTATATCCCAAACGAGACCATCTGGCGTGCAGCTCAGACCGCGCTCGTCGTCACGCAGACCGACCTGATCCTCCCCGGTGAAACACATAGGGACGTTGGCAGCCCGAAGGCGATCGACCATGTAATTTTCTGCGTGCGATCCCCGGCGGGCGAAGCCCCAGTTCTGAGGGCCGTCCTCGGCTGCACCGTTGCGGCTATACCATTGCTTGCGGATACAGGTGAGGGCCTCGGAGGCGTTGAGATACTTCGCACGCTCCTCCGGGTCGAACGTCTTGCGGGCGTCGACGACGTCGGCACCTCTGAGTATGGCGGCTTTGATGTCCATTATTCTTTCCCTTCTGTTGCATTGCCGAAGACCGCATGAGAACGGCGCTTGGCTTCTGATATACGGCGCACGGCCTTGTTGAGCTTGTTGTCGACGAACAGGGTGTCGACGTGAACCGGGCGCTCCTGCCCCATCCGGTGCAATCTGGCGTATAGCTGCGACATCACTGATGGGCTCCAATCTTCCTCCACGACGACAATGTTATTCCCACCGCGCTGCATGTTCAGCGACACGCCCATCGCGCCGATCTGACCGACAACGAAGTCGAGCTTGCCGTCGTTCCAATCCTCGACCGTCTGCTCCTTGGCCTTCGCGCTGACGTGGCCGTCAATGATGTGTCCGGTATGACCTTTCGACCGCAGTGCTTCGGCAAGGGTCTCGATCACCTCGGTGTGCCACGCGCCAACGACGACAGGCAGACCGCTCTCGATCCGATCGGAGATGTAGACGACGGCCTCGGCAACCATAGACAGCCCCATCTCGCGGCGGATCGTTGCGAGGTGCTCGGTGTTGGCAGACATCTCGCGCTCGATCTGAGACGACGACATCGCGTCGAGTGCGGCGATCGGGAACGACGGCTCGATCTCAAGGCGGGTGTGCGTGAGCGGAGGCATATCCTCCCAGACGTCCTCAAGCGTGCGGCGGGTCGCGACTGTCGACATGATCTCGCCGAGCTTCCTCTCGTTTGTCGAGCCTACGGTGACCGGCTTCGAGAAGCGTTGCCCGGGGTATTTCTTCATCTGCACGACACAGAATTGAAGGTTGAAGCGGTCAATGTTTAGGCCGCCAATCTCCGCCTTCACGGCATCAGGTGCAGCCCGGAAGAGGAAGGGGATCGCGTCGTCGTTCCACCGGACGACAGGCGTGCCAGTGAGAAACCAAGCGTGGTCAAAAGCGGTGACGATCCCACCGCGTCCAAGGATCGCCTTCGTGCGCTGTGCTTTGGTCGACTTGAGGGCGTGGCTCTCGTCACAGATCAAAACGGATTTTGTGCCCTCGACCCATGCAGCAATCTCCTTGGCTCGGCGGGTCGCGATTACATATGAGAGGACGATCACACCGGACAGAGGCAGAGGCGTGTCGCCAGTGGAGATGATGGAGGCGTCGAGGCCGAGCCAATCAGAGGAGACGTCGCGCCA